CTGCTCTCACAGCAGGACGGGTCCAGCTGTTGTCCCTTCCGGGCCAACTCATTTGGCAGAGGTGTATATGACAACTGATCGTAGTAGAAAACCGAGGGTTTACCAGCAGGGCACATCCGATGTTTCGGGTCTGTCCTATGTTGCCCCCTCGATGACTACTTTTGATTCAGGGGCTATCAATCTTGATTCTTCCCACTCCTTTGGAGCGGGCGTTCGAGATTGGAAGCTAAGGATAAAACAAAAGCAGTCCGCTACAACGTCTTTTGACGCTGTATATAAGGACTTCTCAGTCTATCCTTCTGTCGTCCTAGAGCACAAACGTCACTATTTTCTAAATGGTGATCGGTCCGTATGGTTTAAGATGGTTGGCTTCAAAGCCTGGCCATCCGAGACCGTCATAACCGGCTCTGTGAGCACCGCTACGAATGACGCGTTCCTACGATTCGTCTCACGCGCACGTTCTTCCCAGAGACCCTTATCAGGCCTCTTGGTTTTAGGTGAACTTAAAGAGACGATTGCACTTATAAGGAGCCCTGGTAAAGCACTTTCTGACTCGCTGTATCGCTACCTTTCTGGGCTTAAACGCCCGAAACGTCGCCTTACTGCGAAGCAGATGTCCAACTACCTGAGCGGTAAGTGGCTTGAATACCGATTTGGCATTCTCCCCTTACTGAGCGACATCGATTCCGGTATGCTATCATTGTCTCGTATTGCCGTTCAGCCGCCTGATACAATTCCTGTATCGGCCTCTGCCGTCAATGCTTCGTACAATATGGCTTTACCTTTCGATGACGCTATCCTTTACACCGGTGGCGCTGGCACAATTAGACAGAAAGGTGGTTTCACCGATCAGTTTGGTTATGCTCGTGTCAAAATATACGGTGCTATCAAGATCGACTGCGGCCCGCTTGTCCCTTTTGGGCTAAGCGGTAAACAGGCGTTCCTTGATTTTGTGCCTACTGTTTGGGAGCTTATCCCTTACAGTTTCTTGATCGATTACTTCTCCAATATAGGGTCAGTAATCGAGAGCCTTAGTCTCCTCTCATCGAGTGTCGCATGGTGTAATAGAGGCTATAAATTAGACTCTAGAAACTACCGTCACGTCACTTTTACGGGAGCAGATTCTGGCTCGGGAACGTACCATGGCGTTTTCAAACAAGTCACACTTAAGCGCGAAACCTTTTCGGTTAGCACTTATGTCCCATCCATCCAATTTAAGCTACCTGGTTCTTCAACCAGGTGGACTAATATTGCTGCGCTTGGGGTCTTGCATGGGAACAAATCAAAAACCTTTCGTCTCTAAGGAGACTTTTCAATGTCGATTACTATTCCCGCATCTATAACAGGTGGTGCACAGACTGGTTTCACTAGTCCCACCTACACCACGACGGTCGATGTCGCCCCTGATGTTAACGGCAAACAAAATGCTGTTACCGCCTTGGGTGGCACTCAAGCTGGCGTACGAGTTCACACACCTTCAGATCCCTTCACGATTACTTTCGTGAGGCCTAAGGTGTTAAAGGCTCTACCGAACGCTAACCCGGTAACGGGTCGGTATTCGAATGTGCCCATGAACCAGTACGACTGGCTTTTCCGTAAAGGTGTGAATTACGCCGCCAATCAGGCTCCTATGGTTTCGGTCGCACGTCTCAGTGTCGGCATTCCTGCCGGCGCTGATTCGTATGATTCGCCAAACGTTCGAGCCCTTTGCTCTGCCATCGTTGGCACCTTTAATGGTACCTCCGCTGGCTGGGGTGATACCCTTGTTACGGGTATTATGTAATATGATGGATAAAACCATCACTTTACGAGAAGCTCTCAAGTACTTGGTTATCTATTTTCTAGGTGACCACGGCCTCGGTTCGCTTCTCTCCCAGGTACTCAGTGCTATTCAATAGTCCTGAGCACGCGTAACGTAATGTGTGGAGGATTTATGGATTTTCAACAACTTCTTGCTAATGCCCCAACGGACATCAGACTCAGGAGACATTCCGTCTCTCTGCCTGATGCACATCTTGAAGCCGCCTTCTACAGATTTTACCACCTTATTAAAGATGGTATCCTGCCTGATGACGACTTCTTTGATGCCAATGACAAGGATGCTCTATTATTGAGCTTCTTTGAAATTGTTCCCTTGATGGTCAAAACGCTTGACTTTGTTGATGTCTCCATCTGATCTTCCTAAGGTGGACCTCATGACAACTTTGTCTGTTGCTCTTTCCAGCTACATCGAAAGTGACCTCCGAGAGCAGGGTCTTCACCCTGAATCTCATCCTACCGGGCCTCGATGGCGGCGTAAAGCCGTTGACTTGCTTCTAGCAAACGCTCTCAAAAAATGGGAGCCAAGCGAAACACAAGTTCAAGACGAGGCTGCGTACAAACTTTTTATTGAAAACAATAATCGGTGTGCGCGCTCCTATTATCCATGCATCGAGTTTTTGTGGCAAGACACCTTAATCGGTGAATTGAAACGTATACTTGATGATTTTTGGCATAGGCACGGTGAACCTCTTGTATGCTCCGATCTCCCTGTCTTAGCGAAAGCTAGGCAGGGTTCAGGAAGCGCAGGTGGTTCGCGGGATACGGACTTCTACACGAAGATGTGTGATAGTCCCTTGTGGTACACTTCTCCTGATCTGCTTGGCGCATATCAGGACTACTGCCTTCACCGTCCCGTATGGCGGAATTCCGAGATTTCTCGGCTCTTCCTACATGGTAAGGACGACAAGGTCGTAGCAGGTAGTAAATTGACGTTTGTCCCTAAGACCGATAAAATCTCTCGCTCAATCTGCGTTGAGCCCTCGTTGAATATGTTCTATCAACTTGGGTTTGGGCAGATAATAACCGATCGGCTTAAAGAATTCTTCAAGCTCGATATTACAACTCAGCAGTTCGCCAATCGATGGCTTGCTGCTAGCGGTAGCCGGTTAGATCACCTTGCTACTTATGATCTAAGTAGCGCGAGCGATACCATATCAAAATCGATGCTACGGTTCCTCCTTCCTCGGAGTTTCTACAACTTCTTGGAACGATACCGTAGTAAAGAAACAAGATATGGGTCAGAGTGTATCAAACTGCATATGATCTCGTCGATGGGGAACGGTTTTACCTTTCCTCTTGAGACTCTGATCTTTACAGCTTGTGTACATGCTGTTTACCGGGTTAACTCACGGCCCCTCTATCGTAAGGGTTTACCTTGCGATTGGGGTGTTTTTGGTGATGACATTATCGTGTCAAATGACCCCGTTATCTGTGACCAGCTTGAATGGCTGCTTGCAGATTTGGGTTTCATTGTTAACAAGGATAAGAGCTTTCGCTCCGGTCCTTTCAGGGAGTCCTGTGGCCTTGATTGTTATCAAGGTAAAGACGTTAGGTCGTTTTATTTGAAACGGCTCAACACCTCGCAGGATGCTACTATTGCTATAAACGTGATAAACGAGTATAGTGCTAAGACTGGTATCTATTTCCCTAGACTTGTTTCTTTTCTGAAGAAGCAAGCTACTAGGAATCTAGTACCACGTCACGAGAGTGACGACGCTGGTATTCGCGTTCCCTTCTCCCTTTTTACAGGGAAATTGGATGCTAACCAGAGTTTCCTATACTATGCTTGGGTGCCACGTGTACAAAGCTTGCGGCGATACTTCCCTAACCAGGAAGGCGCGCTGCTAGCCTTTTTGCAAGGTAGCCTTCGGAATGGGCATGTAACTTCGCGTCCAAAAAACGTGAAGTACGTGCGCGTCAAACGAGTTACCCCTTCCTGGGATAGCTCGCGGGCGGCTCACTATGAAGATAGTAGACGTCCGTGGCGGCAGTGGGATACTGCCGTTTACATGAACCTGTTCATGTAAACCCTAGGT